CCCTCTACTACAAGGAAATCACCGGGCAGATCGACCAGAAGGAATCCGCCGCTTTCACCCTCGGTCGTGCAGCGCACAGCCTAATCCTCGAAGGTCGTCACGCTTTTGAGCGAGATTATGTGGTCTGTAACGGCCCCGTAAATCCTAGGACGGGTGAGCCCTTCGGCAAGACCACGAAAGCATACGCCGACTGGCTGGCAGAGCAGGACCATGAGGTCATCTCTGAGAAAGATTTCGGCTTCATCATGAAGCTGCAAACAGCCGTCAGCGTCCACCCCGAAGCTTTGAAGCTTCTCTCGAACGGTGAAGCCGAAGGTGTCGTCCGAGCCTGCTGCAACGGTGTTCCCTGCCAGATTCGCATGGACTGGTTTAATCCCGACTACGGGCTCGTTGACCTCAAAACTTGTGACAGCCTTCGCTGGTTCGAATCTGATTGCCGGAGATTCGGCTACATCCACCAGATGGCGTTTTACCGCATGGTTCTCCGCGCTGTTTCCGGCACGACCTTCCCCGTCTATATGATCGCGGTCGAGAAGAATGAGCCGTTCTCGGCCGGAGTCTGGAAGCTCACGGATGAAGTCCTCGACCTCGCCGAACAGACGAACAAGTCCGCCTTGAACCATTACCGCGAATGCGATAGTTCCGGCATCTGGCCCACCGGCTACGAAGAAGTCCGTATCATCGACACGCTTTAAATCCCTTTACCACAAAAGATACAAGGAGAAAGAACATGAAAAAAGCAAAGCACACTACCGTCAAACTCGTCAACGTCACTCCCGGCATGGCCGTCGACATGCTCAGGACGAACCCCGAATGCGATGACCTCAATGAAAAGCGCATCCAGAAGTACGCCAGGAAAATGAAATCCGGTCGCTGGAAACAGAAAGGCACGACTATCGTTTTCGCCGAAGACGGAACGCTCCTCAGAGGTCGGCACAGACTCTGGGCTGTCTTCGAAGCTGGCATTGCGGTCCAGTTCCTCATCGCCTTCCGCGTTGCCTGAGTCTGCCACGAGTGAACGTTCAGAAGAATCATCAAGTGCAAACTGAAAGGATTATAAGAATGGGAATGCTTGAAAACATTCAGACCGGACGCGAGAACAAACCTCCGAGAATCATGGTTTATGGGCAGGAGGGTGTCGGCAAATCGACCTTCGGTGCATCCGCACCCGCCCCCATCTTCATTCAGACTGAGGACGGCCTCGGTGAAATCGACTGCTGCAAGTTCCCGCTCGCGAGGAACGTCGGCGATGTTCTCGATTCGCTGACTGCCCTCCGCGATGAGGACCACAACTTCCGAACCGTTGTCATCGATTCGCTCGACTGGCTGGAGCGCCTGATCTTCGATGAGATCTGCAAGGAGTTCGGCGTCCGATCCATCGAAAAGGCCGATGGCGGGTATGGAAAAGGCTATGTGGATGCACTCGTCCACTGGAGAAGAGTCATCTCGCTTCTCGACGAACTCCGCAACAAGCGCGGCATGATGGTCATCCTGCTCGCCCATGCCAAGGTCGAACGCTTCGAAGACCCGGAGAACGCCGCCTATGACCGCTACTCGCCCCGACTCCACAAACACGCGGCAAGCCTCATTTCCGAGTGGGTGGACGGCGTCCTCTTTGCTACGAAGCGGATGCGCGTCAGCAAGGATGGCGAATCCCGCACCATCGCGGCCCCCATCGGAGCAGATGGCGGCGAGCGCTTCCTTCGCACGAACGGAAGTCCGGCCTGCATCGCAAAGAACCGCTACAGCCTCCCAAACGAGATTCCTCTTTCCTGGAATGCTTTCCTTGAGGCTTACAGGAATTCCGTTGCACCCGCGGCAGCGGCCTCATAAGGAAATTCACAATGTCCGATCACATCACAATCGCGAAACATGATCACCCCTGCGACCTCTGCGGGGGGATCATCCCCAAGGGGAGCAAGTGCCGAATCATTCACGATGACTTCATGCCGAAACTCGTGTACTTCGAGCACCTACGCTGCCCGACGGCAAAAGCCGTGTTTACCGATTCGCCCAAACCGAAGAAACCCCTCAAACCGAAATTCATGCCCGCATACTGCGGATGCTAACAGAAAGGATTATTCACCATGGCCATTCTCAATTTCAATGCCAACGAAGTCGAACCCAGCAAGGAGTTCGAACCCATTCCTGCCGGGAAGTATGTCGCCGTCATCACCGACTCCGAGATGAAGGAAACCAGAGCCGGAACCGGTCATTACCTCCAACTTGAGTTCGAGATCACGGACGGAGAATTCGCCGGACGCAAGCTCTGGTCCCGCCTGAACCTCGAAAACCAGAACGCCGAAGCGGTTCGTCTTGCCCGCGCAGACCTGTCCGCCATTTGCCGTTCGGTCAACGTGCTCACGCCGACTGATTCCGCCGACCTGCACAACCTCCCGCTCGTCATCAAAGTTCACTGCCGGAAGGATAGGAACACCGGGGAAATTACGAACGACATCCGCGGCTATGAACCCAAGGCAAACTACAAGCCGGAACAAAAAACGGCTCTCGCCGCCGCTGCTCAGTCCGGGTCCCCGTCTGCCCGTGTCCCCGGAAAACCCCCGTGGATGTGATGGCTGTCGAACTCGAACTGCCGTGGCCTCCCTCGCTGAACCATTACTATCGGCACGTTGGACCGCGCGTCCTCATAAGCCGTGACGGCAGGAAATACCGGGAGAGCGTGAAGGCGATAGCCGGGAGAACGGGGTATGCGACCTTCAAATGCCCCGTTCAAGTCGAACTGGAACTCTTTCCGCCCGACAACCGCAGGCGCGACATCGACAACTCCGAAAAGAGTTTATTGGATGCGCTCACCTGCGCGGGCGTATACGAAGATGATTCGCTCATCTACAGAATCACAGTCACCAAAAGAGAACCCATGCCCCCGAATGGAATGGCATTTATAAGGATTTCTGAATACAATGCAAAAACAGGATCTGCAAACCAGGAAGAAGATTGTCAACGACTGTCTTAACAGCATCGAGGACCCGGAAATGCGCTGCGTATGTTTCATGTTGTATAAAAACTACGATGAACATGAGATTTCCAAGCAACTGCACATAAGTAAAAAGAAGGTTCACAAGCTGATTGTGCGCTTCTCCGTTGACCTCCTTCTTGCGGGATTGAAACCGAGGTGGTGATGCACAATGAACTTGCGACCGTACCAACAGGAGGCGGTTGATGCAGTTTACAATCACCTCCGCGAAAAGAAAAATAATCCCTGCGTGGTGCTTCCTACGGGTACAGGCAAGTCGCTGGTAATCGGGCAGATTGCAAAAGACGCAGTGACGCTCTGGAATGGACGAGTCCTTATTCTTGCCCATGTGAAGGAACTCCTGGAACAGAACGCCGACAAAATCCGGCGCCTATGCCCGGAAATCCCCATCGGCATCTTCTCCGCAGGGCTGAACTCGCGGAACACTGAGGAGCCGGTCATCGTGGCTGGCATCCAGAGCGTGTACAACAAGGCAAGCGATCTGGGTGCGTTCGACCTCATCATCGTGGACGAGTGCCACCTCATTGCCCCAGAAGGAGACGGGATGTACAGGACGTTCCTGAAGGACATGAAGGTCATCAATCCCCGTGTCCGGCTCATCGGCCTGACAGCCACGCCGTTCAGACTGAAGGGCGGCCTCATCTGCAAACCCGGCAACCTTTTGAATGAAATCTGCTACGAGGCCAACCTCAAAGAGATGATTCAGCAGGGATATCTGTCGCCGCTTGTATCCCGTGCCGGGCGCGCCGAAGCTGACCTCAGTAATCTGCACATCCGAGGCGGCGAGTTCATCGGCGACGAGATCGAGGCGGCGATGGATACCGAACAGCTCGTCCTGTCCGCCTGCCGGGAGATCGTCGACCTGACAAGAGACCGCAAGTCCGTCTTGATTTTCACCTCGTCGGTGAAGCACTGTCAGCACGTCGCCGAAGCCATCCGCGGGTACAGCGGGCAGGAATGTGCCGTCGTGACCGGAGAAACTCCTGCCGGGGAACGGGCGGAAATCATTGACCGATTCAAGGGCAAGAACGTTCCGGCCGATCTGTTCGGAACACCGAAGCCGCCGTTGAAGTTCCTATGCAACGTCAATGTGCTTACGACCGGCTTTGACGCACCGAACACCGACTGCCTTGTTCTGTTGCGTCCGACGAATTCGGCGGGTTTGCTGATTCAGATGGTCGGACGCGGAACACGGCTCTCGCCTGAAACCGGGAAGACCAACTGCCTTGTGCTGGACTACGGCGGGAACATCATGCGCCACGGACCTGTGGACATGATCCGCGTCAAAGACAAGACATCCGGCAACGGCGAGGCTCCGGCGAAGAAATGCCCGGAGTGTTTTGCACTCATCCACGCTGCGTATGCGAAATGCCCGGAGTGCGGATATGTGTTCCCGCCAAGTGAGCACACATCTCTCACTGCTCATGCGGCCCATGACGGCATCATCTCCGGCGAGGTGTTCACCGATGAATATGAAGTCCGCAGAGTCTTCTACGAAATCCATCGGAAACGGTTTGCTCCCGACGACGCGCCGAGCACGATGCGCGTCGATTACGAGGTCGCATTCCAGACGTACAAGTCGGAATGGGTCTGCCCGGAACACTCCGGCTACGCACGGACCAAGTTCATCAAATGGTGGAAAGCCCGTGCGCCGGAATGGTGTCCGGTGCCACATAGCGCGGCCGAGGCAGTCCGCCTGGCGAGATCCGGCATCCTTGCCACCCCAAAGACAATCACAGTTCGCTCGACCGCAGGCGAGAAGTTCGAAACCATCACGAAATATGAACTTGGCGAACCGCCAGAACGCGAACCGGGTGACGACACGGCGGAGGTCGCGATGTCCGGCGACGACCCGCACGTTGAAGACTTTGATCCAACAGAAATACCATTTTAACAGGAAGGAAAACAATATGGGCTGGGGAACTTATTACAAGTACGACGGCTATCTCTCCCACATTGGGAAGAGGGACATCGACAGCAAACGTGAGGAATGCGAGAGCATCAACGAAATGATGTGGCGCGAAATCCTGGCATATATGGCCATGACGCCACCCGCTTACGCGAAGGACGACGAAGGCCACGAATATCCGTGGGCCGAATTCATCGCCATGAAACTCCGCGAATTCCGCGAGGAAATCGAAGACAATGCGCAGCTGATTGCACGTCTGGACGACTGCGAAGAGGCCATGCGAGAAAACCCCGACAACGTAACCGAAGGATAAACAACATGGGAAAAGAAAAAGACTACCGTGAAAACATTGACCGTTCGGTGAAGCGTCTGGCAAAGGCGCTGAACATCATCGAAGCCATGCGCGACGACCTCGAATTCGTGTTCGAGCAGCGCACTGACTGGAACTCCGAAGTGAAATATCAGATTGATGAGGCCGCCGCGAAACTCGGCTTCTCCCTTGCCACGCTCTCGACGTGGTTCGACGATCCCGAAGATTAACCCAACCAAGGAAAGGATATCTTATGCCTAACAAACCCGAAACCATCTTTTGCGGGGAAATCCCCATCCGCACGTTTACCATGAACGGCAAGATTAAGTATGCCGCCCGCGACCTCTGCGGCATCCTCGGCTACCATGCCCCCCACAAGATGCTGGACCCGTTCGTCAAGTCGAAGCCGGAATACATCGATGCCATCACCAGCGGCGGAACCCAGAAGGTCCGCGTGGTCGAACGCGGAGACCTTGAAAAAGTGCTGGCGCACAGCCGCCACAAGAATGTTCCGGTTCTCCGCGACTGGCTTCATCTGAGCACGAAGACGGAGGAGCCGAAGCAGGAAGAGGAAGACACGGTCCTGCTGATGTTGATGATCGACTGAGGTGGAGGTATGACTGACCGCGAAGAAATCATTCGCGCGCTGCGTCTGCTGTTCTCCGAGGGGGATGTGTTCGAAATCCGCATCTTGAAAGCCGTGTCAACGGGCTATCAGCGTCCGCACACGGAATCAGGCTATTTCGATTACGAACACATCCCGCGGGCTGCCGACGCCATCGCAAAGATCCGAAGCTTCGCTGGTGCATATGTCACGCTCAATCCAGTCGACCCCGACCTCCTGGCGCGAGCGTTCAACCGCCTCGGCCCAGCCGAACAGAACGCAACCACGGCGGACGACGACATCGTGCGCCGCCGTTGGCTTCCCATCGATTGCGATGCCGTTCGGAAAAGCAATATTTCAAGCACTGATGACGAACACGCAGCCGCGCTCGAACTCGCCGAGCAGATCCGCAACGGCCTTGCATCTGTCGGGTGGCCGCAGCCGGTAATGCTGGACTCCGGCAATGGAGCACAGCTCCTTTACCGCATCGACCTTCCGGCAAAGGATGACGGTCTTGTCCAAAATGTCATCGCAAGCATTGCGGCCGCATCGACCGATCAGGTGCATGTCGACCTCACCGTGTTCAACCCTGCGCGAATCTGGCGTCTGCCCGGAACCATGAACTGCAAGGGCGACAGCATTCCCACACGCCCGCACCGTATGGCCCACATCGTGTCTGTGCCGGACGAGGTGCGTGAGGTCAGCCGGGAACTTTTGGTTGCTGCGGCAAGATGCGAAGCCGCGGAACCGCAAGCCAAGGTCGAAACTGAATCGCACTCCGGCTTCAACCTTGACGACTGGATTCTCCGGCACGGCCTCGATGTCAAAAGCCCCGTTCCATACAACGGCGGCCGCAAATGGGTGTTCAAGGTCTGCCCGTTCAACAACACGCATACCAACGGTTCAGCCGTCCTCATTGAGGAGCCGTCCGGCGCCGTCGCGTTCCGATGTCACCACAACTCGTGTTCCGGGAACGACTGGCACAAACTCCGCGAGATGTATGAGCCGGGATGCTACGATAAACCGAAGACGGCAGAACTTCAGCCAGCGGACGTGGATATCAGCGGCATCACAAAACAGACCATCTGCGAGCCGGAACCCGTCATAGCGGACGAACCGCCCTGGCGCATGATTACGTCCGATGACGTGCGGAAAGCTATCAGCGGAACTGTATTTGGAGAGATCTGCGACCTTCTGTCGATTGTAACCGACCCGCCGCTTCCCATCGAAGCGGCGATTCCAAAGGCTCTGGCTCTCTGCGGAGCCGCACTCTCACAACGTAAATCAACGGAGGATTTGAAACGCGGAGACGGGAATCTCTCAGGCGTGATCGGATTCGGAAAGACGCTCGGACGCCTCCGCATCAACACAGCCGAAGGTCAGACCTGCAACTTCTTCTCCCTGCTTGCGGCTCCGTCCGGAAGCGGAAAGGACATCGGAAGCCTGGTGGACATCGTGGCCAACTACTTCGGGTGGTATATTGGCAGTTCCGGTTCGGCCGAAGGTCTCGCCGACGCCTACATTTCCATGCCGAACGGCATCCTTCTGATTTCCGAACTCCAGCCGTTCCTTGACGAAAAACGCTGGCAGCATAATGCGACCGACTTCCTGCTCACGGCTTTCAACAAAGGGTTCTTCAAACATAATCTTTCCACGCGCGGCAAGGGCGTGGGAACCCGCGTTGCCGATTACTGCGCGCCAAACATCATCGCGTATGTCCAGCCGGATGTATTCCCGAAAGTCGCGTCCATCTCCGACATCCAGAACGGTCTTCTCGGCCGCTTTCTGTTCTCCAATATGCCGGAGTTCTGCTGCGAGCCAAACGTGTACGATCACGACGCTCTTGTGCAGGAAATCTCCCACCGCGTCGCCATCTTCAAAAGAAAATACGGTGTCGTCCAGGTCGATAAAGGCTATGCGAACGAATTGAACCGCATATTTCAGAAGGCAGCGCCACCGGAACTCAGCGCAAGCTGGCATCGTCTGACGGGTGAATACTATCCGCGTCTTGCGGTCGTCCTCTCTGTCAGACGGAACAAGGAAACACAGCGGGAAGCCGTAGTCCTCACGCAGGACTGCTGGGAACGCGCCGCCATACTCGCCCTGTGGTTCTTTGGACAGGCAGAACGGCTTCTGCTCCGCGTCAACGATGCGTCGCCCAAGGCAAAGGAACGCGAGATGATGCTTTGGAAGGTGTTCAGAAAGATTCGTTACCTTGATCGTGGAAACGGAGTGTCGACTCGTGAAATCTCCATGAGTGGCATCAGAAACAGCAATGCGAAAGAACGTAGCGAAGCCCTGCGTGAACTCGAAGAGCGGGGAATCATCGCGAGAATCGAGAACGGCAATCGTTATTTCATCGTAAAGACGCCGCCAGAATGGGTGGAATAATGATGTTGGACAGGATGTTTGACAGAATGTTTGACAGAGGGCGTCAAACATTACCGGAAAAATGTCATGTTTGACAAACGTTTGACAGGGGTGTCAAACATCAAAATGGCACTTTTTAAGCTCAGAATCTTTAAATGTTTGACAGTTTGACAGGGGGGTGGGGGTACCCGGAACTTTTGAGGTCAGCCGCTTTTTCCGGTAGTGGGGGGGGATCGCGTGTGCGCGTATATGCGCGTGCGAGAGATTCCTTCCGGCACCGCAAAAAAATCACCGGCGATCCCGTGAGAGACCGCCGGCTGCCCCGCGCACCACACGCGGAGCCCCGAAAAGGTAGCATACGATACCACGCACATGCGCGGAAGTCAAGCCCGAAAACGCAAAAAAGCCGACGGAGTGAGTCCCCGTCGGCTAACCCTTAACCTTGCGGAAGAGATATAATTCATTCGCAAGGAGCCAATAAGATACACCCAAAACGCGAAAAGTCAAGTTTTCACCGCGAAAAAGAAAATGCGTCCGCAAAAGAAAAAAGTTTGCATCCCGACAAACGCGATTTGTCGCGTTTTGCCTATGCGCCCCCAAACTGGTGAACGCCCGCAAGTCGCGTCAAATCGCCCCTGTAGCCCCTTAAAAGGTGCCAGGAAGAAAAAACGCGGACAGCCGCGGAAACTCTGCCTATTAGGGGGAGTCCTTCCGCGCGCAATAGAGCATAAAACCCTAGGGAGTACCTAATCGAGGTCGGTTTTTTCGGCCCCGTGGTATTTTCGAGGAAGGCCGAAATTTCGCGTTTTGGGGCGATTTGCGGGGGCCTTATGGCCTCGTTCGACCTCATGCTCGCGCTTGCATGTCGCGCGAAACAGGGGCATTTGTCGCGATTCCGTTATTCGCGGTGCTGCATCGCAATGAGGCGCCGCATCAGATGCCGGGCTTCACGCTGATGACAGTTTCTGTCGCCACGGGGGGCGCGGGAACGGCAACCGTCTTGGCGGCCTTCGGCGCCCTGGGCTTTCTGGTCTTCTTGACGGGCTTGACGGCTTTCGCGGGTTTAGCGGCCTTGGCAGGCTTGGCGGCGAC